CTTGCTATCGCTACTAAGGAACGAATTGGTACTGGTACTGAGGTATCCTTTGTTCCTGACTTTGCGTTGTTCGAAGTAGATAGTCTAGAGGACCTTGATACCGTTTCGCTTATTGAAGATCGTTTGGTTAGTCTTCAAATGGCATTCCCTGAGATTGCTTTCTCATTCAACAAGCGCCGAGTCAAAGTAACTGATATGAAAAAGTATGCAGCTTTGTTTGGTGACACTTGTATCATAGAAAAGAGTGATGATCTATCGTTCTTCTTTGCTACATCAGAAGATGGATTCCGTTCCAACTCGTTTGTGAATGGTGTAAACACTCGCAGTGGTGGTAACTACGTCGACTTCTTGGTCAACGGTGTTGTTGATGAACTAGGTACAATGATTAAGCGCAAGCATAAAATCGAGGTAGTACGTTCTACGATTAAGAATGGTCTTACCTTCGTCAAGTTTGCTCGCAACTTCGTGAATCCTAAGTTCGACAGCCAAACCAAAGAAAGGTTGACGAATCCTTATGGTAACATTAAGGAACATGTCGAAAGTGCAGGAGTCAAGGATTTTCAAACTCTGGCTCGTAAGATATTGAACTCACCTGACATTATTGATCCTATCATCGAGGCTCAACTTGCTAAGAAGCTAGCTGCTGACAAACGAGCAGCAACCCTTGCTCAAAAGAAATTGCGTAAGGTCAAGGTAGCTAAGCACATTGCAGCTAACAAAGATGATGCTACTCTCAAGATTGTTGAGGGTGATTCGGCTATGGGATTCTTATTGAAGGTACGCGATCCTAATAAGGTTGGTGCATTCCCACTTCGTGGTGTAATCATGAATACATGGGATATGAAACCTGCTGATGTACTTAAGAACAAGGAACTTAGTGAGTTAGTAGCAGTATTGGGACTTGACATTAACAATCCTGATAGTGTTGACGATATGACATATGCTCGAGTAGCTGCATTAACTGATGCTGACCACGATGGTATTGGTCACATTAGTCCATTGCTTATTGCTTTCTTCTATAAGTTCTGGCCTAGGCTACTACATGAGCGTCGAGTTATGATTACTCGTACACCTATTATGATTAGCTCAAAGGGTGACGAGATTGAATGGTTCTACACATATGAAGAAGCATCTAAGTTCAAGAGTTCAAATCCTCAGTACAAGCATAGATACATTAAGGGTCTGGGTTCTTTGACTGAAGACGAGTATAGTACTATTATTAATTGTCCTACCTATGATACGGTGACTGTTGATGATGGTGAAGTATTCCAAATGATGTTTGGTAAAGATGCCAACCTTCGTAAAGAGTACATGTTACAATGAATGATATGAAATTTACAACCGCAGGTGATTATATGAATGATGTAACGATGTTTGCTGGCGAAACAAATGATTATCCAATCTCGTTGGTTGCAGCTAACGAATGGTTAAGCTTTGCTAAGTACACCGTTGAGTCTCGAGCGATTCCAAACATGATTGATGGGCTTAAGCCTGTGCAAAGGTTCTACCTTTACTCTTCGATCATTAACTCAAAGCGTGACTTTAAAAAGGTATCTGCCGTGAGTGGTATCATATCCGATTACGGTTATAACCACGGTGAAGGTTCTGCGGCAGGCTCAGGCCAACTTATGGCTGCAGTATGGAATAACAACCTTTGCTTGATTGAAGGTCGTGGATCATTTGGTACTCGGCTCGTTCAGGAAGCTGGTGCTCCTCGTTATGTCTATACTCGACTGCATGACAACTTCAATAAGTACATTAAAGATGTTGAGCTTTCACCTAAGCATGAAGATCCTGAGCATGAGCCACCTGCATTCTACCTTCCTGTTATTCCACTCGTATTGGTGAATGGGACTAAGGGTATTGCTACTGGCTTTGCTACTAATATTCTTCCTCATTGTCCTGCGAGTATTTCAGCAGCATGTGTTGAGTACATTACGACAGGTGACATACAATCGAGTATAGATATTAAGTTCCCTGAGTTTACTGGGCGAGTCGTACAAAATCTTGAAGAACCTAATAAGTACACGGTCATCGGTAACTATGAAAAGAAGACTAAGACACAGTTAACGATTACTGAAGTACCCTATGGCTTCGATCGAGAAAGCTACGTCAAGGTACTAGATGGCCTCGAGGATGACGGAGACATCGTATCCTACGAAGATCTATGTGACAAGACTGGATTTAAGTTTGAAGTAAAGCTGAAGCAGGTTACATCAGCTAAATGGAATGAGAACAAAATCATTTCCAAATTTAAGTTGAGTAAGCCACTATCACAAAACCTCACAGTAATCGATCAGTTTGGTAAACTTCGTGAGTACGATGATGCTCGACAAATCGTAAAGGACTTTTGTGACTTCCGTATGGAGGTACTCCAAAAGCGTATTCAATTACGACAAGAAGAAGCTCGTGTACTAGGTGGTTGGCTCAATGTTAAAATGCAATTCATTCAAGCGGTACTTGACGACAAAATCGTATTCAAGAACAAAAAGAAGACTGCGGTTGGTAATCAAATACTAGAGCATACTGATGCTACACAAGATCAAATCGATCGACTACTTCGTATTAACATTATGAGTTTGACCGATGAGATGGTCAAAGAACTGAAGAAAGAAATAGGACAGGCTCAACGAGACTATAAGTTTTGGAGTCGAGAAAAACCACAAACCCAATTCGCATTAGACCTCAAGGAGATAGTAAATGGCCAAGAGTAATATTATAGAGTTCCCAATGGATCGTGTTCGATCATTTACAACAACTACTGTTGTGGATGATTACTCCCTAGCACTTGACGAGGATTATGCAACTGGCTTAGAGTGGATATGTATTCAGTCTAAAGAACTTGAAGAACAGTCAGAAAGACTACTAGCGTTAGCAGAGCTTTTACTTGAAGGTGATGAGGGTAATGACTGAAGAAGTTGACATTAGTTCTGAGGTAAAAGAACAATTTAAAAATAGTACAATGGGTAAGGCCGGTCGATTGGCCATGGAACTCAATGCTGAACGAAAACGTCTTAAACAAGAGATGGAAGAACTTCAGTTGCAGGTTGAAGACCTATCACCTTCTACACCTACTGGTACTATTGATAGTTACGTAAAATGGGTAGCAACCATTTTTGCTGTTGCCGGTGTCTTTGCTCAAAGCGCTGGATTTATAGTCGAAGGTAAAATAGCTTATGCAATATCAGCCATAGCATGGGTTTACGTTGGCCATTGCTGGAATGATAAAGCAGTTATGATCGGTAGTGCTATTACTGGCACATCGGTGTGTATGAATTTGGCGGAGTATATAACATGAATGTAAACATTGGACCTTACCTTGATGCTGAAGATCTTTCACGCCAAGTCGAAATTAAAATAGACACCTATGACACATGGAGTATGGACCACACTCTTGGGCTTATTGCTTTACCACTGCTGAAGCAATTAAAAGACACTAAGCACGGGTCTCCACTTGTTGACCTTGAAGACTTACCTCCAGAGCTTGCTTTTACAGGTGCTGCTAAAGGTGAGCACCGACAAACTGACCTGTTTGCAAGCCCTGAGCATGATGAATTAGTATGGGAAATGGTACACAAAAAATGGGACTGGGTACTTGATGAAATGATTTTCGCTTTCGAACATATTTGTGGTGAAGACGAAGATTGGGATACAGGTCTGTGGAAAGCTGATGTAGTTGAGTGGACCTCTCTCGGTAATCGAGTACAAAACGGTTTAAGACTATTTGGTAAGTATTATAGAAGTCTGTGGGATTAATGAAATGAGTAAGTTTGACGATAAACTAGACGCTCTTGGGCTTTGGTCCTTACGTATCTTGCTGCTTAGTGGTATCGGTCTGTGGATCGTAATTGCTATTGTATTGCTTAAGGAGTATGTTTTTGTTTGGTAAGCTTTGGAAAATTTGGCAATACAGCTTAGGTGGATACTCAGATGATAAAACCGAACCTTACGATAAGTACATTACGATAGTACGAACCGTAGTGGTAGGAGTCAACTTTATCACCTGCTTCTTTATCATGGCGAACGCCGTACACCACTGGTAATTAGTAATTAGTAATGTAAACCATAAATGCTGCAGGTAGTAACTCAAAGAAGTTCTCCTCAAAAGCAAACTTGCCATATCTATCATCTTGGAATCTTACTACACCTCGATCCATTAAAGGTTTTAGTAGCTTCTCTCTCCAAGTCTTGAATTTTTCAATCGCTCCATATTGTTGATCTAAATGAATGACCGCAGCAATGTGACGAACTCGTGTGGTTAGAAACTCAATAGCATTTGGATCAAGAATACTCATCTCAGCTCCACTCGCATTGATTTTAAGAAAGTCGATTTTATCAAGCTTTTGTTCTTCAGCAAATTGCATCAATGACATAAGCCGTGGCTCAGCCGTTTCCCTGCCTGTTATCTTATGAATTTTTGAAAGGTCTGCGTCGGTTTTACCTATAGCAGCGTTGATAGGAAATACCTTACGTGCTTCTTGATCCATGATGTAGTCAGAAACATTTGCAATTGCTGTTCGTAAAAGATCACGATTAGGTTCAATCATATAGACTTTGGTAGCATCTGCATCAAGCGCTTTGGCTGAGAAAATACCAACCCCTGCACCAACATCAACAACTACATCGTCGGGTAGTACTTCGTACCACCAATCATAATTTTTACTAACGTTCATAGTATGCCAGATGTGAGCAACGTGGTTCATACTTAAACCAGTAGTGTCAATCTCATTAGTAAACGCTTTCGGTCGAAACATGTTATATCCTCAATGAATAAATAGTATAGAATCAGTGTACGGAACCATTTTTATTATGTCCACGGAATATATATTCACAAAGAGCCCGTTCAGTTTATCGGCAAGTGGGTATGAGGATAATTTATATCTAGAACCTAAACAATTTTGGGAGCTTCATCGAGAGACCGGCTACCATCGATACGGCTTCATACATATTAACAAATGTGCTGGTACTTCGATTATAGAATACTTAGGTGGACCTAAATGCCACTACAAGGTTGATGAAGCGATTCGTGAAATTGGTATGGAACAATGGAAGAGCTATTACACGTTTACTGCTGTTCGCAATCCTTATGATAGAATGATATCGATGTATCAATATAGGATCAAGCACATCTGGTTCTTCGGAGATAAGATGAAAAAGGATCGTCCTTGCATTAACGAGTGGATTTATAAGGTGTTAGTTGAACGAGATAAAGATCTTATACATAGTAATTTCGACCCGTGGTTCTCACCTGCTCTTGATTGGATTACTTATGAAGGCGAGATTTGTGTTGACAAGGTAACTAAGGTCGAACATATAGATAAAGATTGGAAAGAAATTTGTGAAGGGATTGGTTGTAAGTATTATCCGTTACCTCGTAAAAATTATACATGTAGAGATGCTGCAATACAAACATTCTCTGAACTCTCATCTGAGAGTGTAACAATATTAACCGAACATTTTGCTAAAGACTTTGAAGCGTTCGATTATAAAATCAAAAAGGTATAACACATGATCACTAACTATTTGTCTACCGCTGGATTCGATATCAAAATCACTCGTCTTCCCGGTGTCGAATTCTTTTCTCAAAAGCTTTTATTGCCTGGTGTAAATGGTAATGCGGTCGAGACTATTACACCATTGCGTGCTTACTATAGCGTACCAGATCACATCAGGTATCTAGACTTCGATCTCACCTTTATTATCGATGAGAACATGCATAATTATCAAGAGATCTTTAATTGGCTCAAAGGTTTAGGAACACCAGATACTCTTCAACAATATAAGGATCTTGAATCTTCGAAAGAAGGCCTGACCTCTGATGTATCAGTCATCCTATTGAACAGCCATAAGAATCCTAACATTAAGTTTACCTTTATCAATGCACTCCCTATTGGTTTGACTCCTGTCTCTCTTGATATGACAACTCAGGACGTGACGTACGCGGAAGCGACAGTCACCTTACGATACGACGCATTTGAAATCGAAAATATGTAGTTGACATTTGCACCTAACTGTGGTATAATGGTGTATTCAAAATTGTTACAAGTGGATTAGTTATGGATACAAATGACATCTCAGGTATGTGGGCGGCCGACGCTCCTATTGACGAAACAAATCTAGTCGGCGAAAGCAAACGGATCCCCTTGCTCCATAGTAAGTACTATAATATGTACTATAGGGAAGTCTTGCGTGTTAAGAAACTCAAAGCCGAATATAAAGAACTCGAACTCGCAAAGCGAGAATGGTTCGACGGCAGCATGGCTGAAGAAGATCTTCGTGATCGTGGATGGCGTCCATACCAGAAGAAAATCATTCGCCAGGATATGGATAAATATCTACAGTCGGATAAGGAAATTATTAAGCTCAGTTTGACTATTGATTTCCATACCGCTAACGCAAATTATTTAGAAGATATAATTAAGACAATACACAGCAGGAACTTTATTATCAAGTCAATGATTGATATGCTGAAGTTCCAAGCAGGTGATTATTAATGTGGAACAAAATCGTTAAGTTGATATCATCGCCAATCGACAAGAATAAGGTCGACAAAGCGATTATGACTTCTTTACCGACTATGGACGAAGAGATTGATCCTAATGATGTCAATCTCGAAAATGCTTATAAGACCCGTTGGATCTGGTATCATACTATTCTCGCCGTTCTTATATTTTTTACGAATCTAATATTATTTGGTATTTTTATATTACTGGCAATTAAGTTATAGGAGAACAAGAATGAAAACATTACTTCTAACTTCCAGCCTGTTCGTAGCATCTTCTGCGATGGCTCACGAAGGAGATCATTCCCACCCCCACGGCCTAGCATTTACTATGGGTGTTTTACTTGCATTTGTTTTAGTTGGTGCAGCACGCTATATTAAGATTAAGAACTTCAAAATCAAATAAGAAGCATTTTTTATTATGAGCGAAAGGATTGAAATCGAAAATATAAACTCAGTACATATGAAAGTCAAGGCCGACTCCGGCACCTTGATGGAAATCTCTGAGCACTTTTCTTTCCGACCTGAAGGCTATCAATTTAATCCAAAATTCAAAGCTCGAGTGTGGGATGGAATCATTCGTTTATTCCAGCCTATGAGACCTAAACTATATGTAGGTCTGTTCCCTCATCTAAAGAAATTTTGTGATGACCGCGGATACACTATCGTAGCTCCAGATCATATAGGAACAAAGGAGCAATTTGATGATGATTACCCTATTGAACTCGCTAAAGAAATCAATTGCAAGTTTACACCAAGAGATTACCAAATCGAATACATCAATAACGCTTTGCGTAACCGTCGATCTTTATCTCTATCACCGACATCATCTGGTAAGTCTTTAATCATCTATTTGATTCAGCAACATTACTACCAAGCCTTCGGTCATCGTACACTGATCATCGTTCCCACGATCTCGTTGGTACATCAAATGGCTGGTGACTTTGTTGATTATGGGTGTGACGCTAGTATCATCTATAAGATACAAGGTGGTGTTGACAAGAATACAAAAGCACCTATCGTAATTAGTACATGGCAGTCGTTAATTAAACAGCCTAAGGATTGGTTCGATCAATTCCGCGTGGTTCTAGGTGACGAAGCTCATACATT